CATGAGTTACGGCGATGCAATGGAAAGAGTTGCTAAAAGAGCGGGAGGTAAAGTATGAACCACAGTAACATCGTCGGCGGCTCGACCGCCAAGCGCGTCATCAACTGCCCAGGCTCAGTGGCCTTGGTGCAAAAGATGCCGCCCCAGCCCAGCAACAAATACGCCGATGAGGGCACGCTCCTTCACAACGTCATTGCCGACATCGTGATGACCGACAACCCACCCGAGCACTATCTGGGCACCAAGTACGAAGACCAAGTGCTCACGCAAGAGTTGATCGACAACAAGCTAAAAGTCGCAATGGCCGCGCTTGATGAGATCGACCCAACCAAGGAGATGGAAATTGAAGCTGAAACTCGCGTTGGCTTTGGGGACTTACTGCCTGGTGTGTTTGGGTCTACCGACCTCATTGGGCGTATCGGAAACCGCGCAATTGTTCTTGATTGGAAGTTTGGTGATGGTGTTGCTGTGGAAGTAGAAGAGAACCCGCAACTGATGTTCTACGCCGCTGCGTCCATGCGCACTGAAGCCGCCAAGTGGGCGTTTGATGGCGTCGATGAGATCGAGTGCGTGATCGTGCAGCCGCCGCAAGTCAAGCGCTGGGTGACCACGCCAAAGCGCATTGCTGAGTTTGAATTGCAACTGGTGCAGGCCGTCAAGTTGGCGCAAAAGCCAGACGCCGAACTGAAGACCGGCGACCACTGCCGCTGGTGCGCAGCCAAGCCCATCTGCCCACAGATGACCGGCGCTGTTGACCGGGCCTTGAAGACCAGCATCGACGCCTTGGACGCGCCCCAGATCAGCGCGTATCTGAAAAACGCCGATATGCTGGAGCAGTGGATCACTGACCTGCGCGCGCTGGCGCTTCAGATGCTAGACAGCGGTGCTAAACTGCCTGATTACAAGTTGGTGGCCAAGCGTGCCATCCGCCAATGGACTGACGAAGACAAGGCCAAAGTCGCCCTGTTTGCGTTCGGTCTTACAGAATCTGAGGTGATGGAGACATCAATCATTTCACCGGCCAAGGCTGAGAAGGCGCTCAAAAAGCGCAAGCAAGCCCTGCCCGATGATCTGGTCGTCGCCGTCTCTTCGGGTACCACCATCGCGTCTGAGAGTGATCCCAGGCCGGCGGTGATTCAAATTAGCTCACAACTGCGTGCAGCTATTTCTAAACTTCAATAAGGACTATCATGTCAAATTTAGTAGCGTTTTCTCAAGCGGGCTTGCCCGCAGTCTCCACCCTCTCAACCGCTTTGCGCGCGATCCAAGCAGACGTTGGCCCAGCCGGTACAGTCATCCTCAAAATGGACAAGACTGGCCACTGGGTTTTCGGTGCCGATCAAACCGAAGTGGAAGACGACTCCACCTGGGCCATCAATCCTTTCAGCTTTGTCCACGGCTTTATCGCCTGGGGCGATGGTGAAGTGCTGGCCGAGAAGATGGCGTCGGTGTCCCAACCGTTGCCCGAGCTTGATGAAGCGCCCCCCGGCGCCAAAAAAGGCTGGGAGACACAAGTGGGCATGAGCCTCAAGTGCATCAGCGGTGAAGACAAGGGCATGGAAGCGCGGTATACCACCACGTCAGTGGGCGGTAAGCGCTCTGTGCAGACCTTGGCTGTAGCGTTGGCAGAGCAGGTTGAAAAAGACCAAGCAAAGCCAGTGGCAATTGTGAAACTCAAAAAGGATCACTACGCCCACAAGAGCTACGGCAAAATCTACACGCCGGTGTTTGAGGTGCAAGAGTGGGTCAGCATGGATGGTGAGCCTGAAGTTGCTGAAGCCGCGCCTGCCCCCGCTGGCCGTCGTCGTCGGTCTGCTTAAATAGAAACAGGTGGTTCGACCAGACGCATCTGGACGGCAAATATACGGTGAAATACTGTTTTCTTAGCGGGATGACATTGAGCACTTCGGGTGTTCACGAAAGGGTCAAATTAACCCCGATGTTTGAGAGCGACGAAGCCGCAGTAGAAATGTTCACAGGCAAGTAACCAATCTTGCAGCCACCACCTTTTATATGCTTTGGCTTGACTTTGAAACCCGTAGCGCCTGCGACCTAAAAGCCGCCGGCGTTTACAACTACGCTCAAGACCCATCGACTGACGTGCTGTGCATGTCGTGGGCTTTTGATGATGATGATGTAAAGACTTGGCGTCCTTTTATACATGACGAGCATGGTCATGTAAAGAAAATGCCGTTTCCTGAACAAGTCAAAGATTACAAGGGCTTGATATACGCCCACAATGCCGCTTTTGAGCGCCTAATTTTCTGGTACGTGTTGCAGATCAACTTCAAGCTGGAGCAGTTTGTTTGCACCGCCGCCCAAGCCCGCGCCAACTGTGCGCCGGGTAGCCTTGAAGACGTGGGCCGGTTTGCTGGCGCTGGCATGCGTAAGAACCGCAGAGGCGCTCAACTGATCCGCTTGTTGTCAATCCCCCAGGCCGATGGAACCTTCAGACAAGACCCGGCGCTCATGGCCGAGATGGTGGTCTACTGTGAGGATGATGTCAGGGCCATGCGCTCCATCAGCAAGGCGCTGAGGCCCTTGTCAGCAGATGAGTTGCTCGACTACCACATCAACGAGCGCATCAACGACCGTGGCGTCTTGGTCGATGTGCCCTTGTGCAAGGCCGCTGTCAAGTACGCCAGCGATGAGTTGGTCGAGATTGAGCAGATCGTGGCCGAGGTCACCGAGGGCGCCATCACCAGCGTGCGCAGCCCCAAGATGCGCCAGTGGGTGATCGAGCGCGTGGGCCCGCAAGCGCTCAAGCTCATGGAAACCTACAAAGATGGCGACATGAAGTATTCGATTGACAAGACTGTGCGGGCCAACCTGCTCGCGATGGAGAATCCAGATGAGGTACCGCCCGCTGTTGCCGAGGTCATCCAGTGCGCAGACGATTTATGGGCCAGTTCGGTTGCGAAGTTCAGCAGGCTTGCGAGCTTGGCAGATGTCGAGGACAACCGAGTACGAGGCGCGTTTGTATTCGCAGGCGGCAGCGCAACAGGACGAGCTTCAAGCTATGGAGCCCAGGTTCACAATTTCACTCGCAAGTGCGCCGAATCGCCCGAAGACGTTAGAACTGCAATGGTCAGAGGCCATTCAATTGTTCCTAGATTTGGAAAGCGCGTTACTGATGTCCTCAAGGGGATGCTCAGGCCCGCACTGATACCGGCGCCGGGTAAGTCCTTGGTCGTAGCCGATTGGGCCGCCATCGAGGCTCGCGCTAACCCGTGGCTCTCAGGCCGTGGGGATGACAAGCTGGCCATCTTCGCCAAGGGCGAGGACGTGTACAAGGTCAACGCCGCTGCGACGTTCGGGGTGGCCGTGGCCGATGTAACGAAAGACCAACGCCAGATCGGCAAGGTGCAAGAGCTCGCCTGCGGCTTTGCCGGCGGCGTGGGTGCCTTTGCGGCCATGGGCCGGGCGTATGGCGTGCAACTCACCGAGTTCGAATCCAAGCGCATGGTAGACGCATGGCGTAGGGCAAACCCTTGGTCTGTACCTTACTGGCAGCAGCTTGAGGAAGCCTACACCCGCGCCATGCGCAACAAGGGCCATGAGTTCAGCGCGGGGCGGGTCACCTATATGTTCGACGGCCAACACCTTTGGTATGCTCTGCCCTCCGCGCGGGTGCTCTGCTACCCGTTTGCCAAGCTAGATGCTGATGGTGTGACCTACGCCAAAGCCGCTTGGAAACCAGCAGCAGATGCAAAAGAATGGCCGCGAGCCCGCCTGTGGAAAGGCTTGGCGTGTGAGAATATCACCCAAGCCACCGCCAATGATTTGCTGCGCCATACCCTGCGCCAGCTTGATGACGTGGTGCTCCATGTGCACGACGAGGTGGTGTTGGAAACCGATCGGCCAGAAGAGATGGCCGTGCGATTGAAAGAGGTGATGTGTACGCCGCCCGAGTGGGCCAAGGGCTTGCCCCTTGACGCAGAGGTGGCGATCATGTCGAGATACGGCAAATAAAAAGCCCGCTGGCAGGCGGGCTCTTAAAGGAGAACAAGTTGGAATTCCTGGATTTTATTACTAAATTGGCCCCAAGTGGCGAGACAGCGCTGATTGTCAGGCAAAAACCACAGTTAAAAGACGGCGAGATTCAACTCCACGCCGATGGGGCCGTCAAATGCACATGGCCGGCATTCCTGCCCGACCCCAAGCGCATCAAGGGCGATCAGGCATGGTATGGCAACACCGCCAGCTTTGTCATCGACCGATTCACCGAAGGCCGGGTGTCAGCGTCCGCTGCCAACTGCGAATATATCCTGGTGATGATGCTGGACGACATCGGCACCAAGTCCAAGACGCCTCCGCTTGAGCCCACTTGGATTATGGAGACGTCCCCCGGTTCATTCCAGTGGGGCTACGCCTTCAGCGACCAACCCACCAAAGCCGAGTTCAGCGCGGCCATCAAAGCCATCGCCGAGGCGGGTTACACCGACCCCGGTGCTTGCAACCCGGTGCGCAACTTCCGCTTGCCTGGGTCGATTAACTTGAAGCCGGGCCGCGACAACTTCGCCGCCCGCCTGGTGTGTTTTAACCCAGAGCGCGAATACACACTAGGTGACATTTGCGCCGCTTTGGACGTGACACCCGTGGAGCCCGACTCGCTCACGCTGCGCCCCATTCGATTGTCGGATGATGGCGCCGATGACGTGATGGCGTGGCTCAGTGGCCAGGGTCTGCTACTGTCCAAGCCCAATGGCGAGGGCTGGGCGGGCGTCATCTGCCCTAATGGCGCCGAGCACACAGACGGCAACCCAGAGGGGCGCTATATGCCCGCAAACCGGGCCTATTGTTGCCTGCACTCGCATTGCGTTGACTTCGATTCCCGCGCCTTTCTGACCTGGGTGGCCGACCAAGGTGGCCCCGCCCACAATCCCGGTTTGCGTGAGGAACTGCTCACCCAAGCCATGGAGTCGGCGCTCTCCAAGCTCGCCCCCACCGCCGATTATCCCGATGAGGCCGCCCGCGTCATCGCCGAGGTGGAGCGCAAAGAGTTGGGCCGCATCGAGAAAAACGAATGGTTCGAGCGCTTCGCCTACGTCCAGACCGATGACGCCTTTTTCGACATGACCGACCGCCGGGAGGTGTCGCGCAACACCTTCAACGCTTTGTTTCGCCACATTGACTGCAAGTCCATACATAACGCCAAGCGCCGCATCGAGGCCGCCACGTCATTCGATGAGAACCGCCAGGGCAAAGGCGCCAAGTCGCTGGTGGGCATCACCTACGCCGCCGGGGCGTCCGTGCTGGTGGCCCGTGAGGGTCAGGTCTATGGCAACCGCTGGCGCGATGCCCGCCCCACGCCGGTGGCTGGTGACGTGTCCATGTGGCTGGCCCATGTCGAGCGCATGATCCCCGAGCGTTTCGAGCGCGAGCACCTCCTCAACGCGCTGGCCCACAAAGTCCAATTCCCAGGCCATAAGATCAATCACGCTATCCTTTTGGGCGGTAATCACGGGTCGGGCAAAGATACCCTCTTCGCCCCCTTCTTTTGGGCCATTGGTGGCCCGTCCAAGCACAATTGCTCACTGGTCAAGAATGAAGAGCTGACCTCCCAATGGGGTTATGCGCTGGAGTGCGAGGTGATGGAAATCGCCGAACTGCGCCAGGCCGAGGCCAAAGACCGCCGCGCGCTTGAGAACACGTTAAAGCCCATCATCGCCGCGCCCCCTGAGTTGCTCATGGTCAATCGGAAAGGGCTCCATCCTTACATGGCGCTGAACCGGGTTTTCGTGATCGCCTTTTCTAATGAGCGCGTGGCCATCTCGATCCCCTCAGAAGACCGCCGGTGGTTTGTCCTGTGGGCTGATGCCCCCAAGCTCCCAGAAGCTCAGGCGGTTAGCCTGTGGAACTGGTACCAACACCGGGGCGGCTTTGAGGCCGTGGCCCACTACCTCCACGCCCGTGACGTGTCCGCGTGGAACCCGAACGCAGCGCCCCCAATGACTGAGGCCAAGTCCATCATGGTCGAGCACGGCATGAGCGGCGCTGAGTCGTTTCTGGTTGACCTTATGCGCAGGCGTGCCGGTGAATTCTCCCGGGGCGTGTGTGGTGGCCCCTTTTATGGCCTTTGCGACCGCTTGCAGGGCATCGCCCCCGGTGGCGTCAAAGTCGTCCAGGCCGCGCTATTGCACGCGTTTAAGGAGGCTGGCTGGGTCGACATGGGGCGCATCAAGTCCCGCGACCATGACACCAAAAAGCACGTTTTCTGCGCGCCAGAACTTAGCGAATATTCCCGCTCTGACTTGCGCAGGATGGTCGAGCCGTCAGCATAAAAAAGGGCCCCGCAAGGGGCCCTGTGAGGGTTGGCAACTGCTCAAAGATCAAGCAGCAGCGCAAGTATAGCGGCCAATATGACCGCGCAGATCAACGCCATGCCGCCACCAGTGGCGCGGCGTCATAAGTAGGGGCCGGGCAGGCTACAGTGAAAAGCCCCGCGCCCCGCTTGACGCGCCCCCAGGCATCCTTTCGATTTTGGTTTACGAGCTCGCCCCGCTTGACCGCCCCATAGACTTGATCGCGGGTAAACCCTTCCGCTTCAATTTCGACCATGGTGCGCGGTGTCTCGCAGAAATCAATTAGCGTCATGGTCGGCCACCTCCCATGCGCTATCGACCCCTTCAGCCACGGTGGGCGTGGTGCTCAGGGGCTGCCAGTCCCAAGCGGTTAACCCCACATTTAAGCGCTCATAAGCGGCCACATATTGGGCCGTAGTCATATTGGCGCCATCGAGCGGGTAAAACCGGCTAGCGGTGCCCTTGGATTTAACTTTGCGATGCTTACCAGTGCACTTGGCGTGGTGCGTGAGAATATCGTCGCGCATGGTGACGTATCGGGTTTTCCCTAATGTGATCGTTTGCATGGTGTTGTCCTTCATTTAATACATCCTCCCATCATCATCATAATCATCACTTACTTTAGGGTAAATGATTTTTGATGACGCTTGTCGTTGGCGGTGCGCCGCCGCTTCTCGTGCATAAAAAGCGTCGCGCTCTTTTTCTCTGGCTATTCGCTGGCGGTATTCGCTGTCGCTCATGTCGCCGTCATAGTAGTCGTCTTCAATGTTCATGGTTTACCCTTACTTGGTTAAAACGTCAAAATAAGCCAGCGCGCACACTGTGAGCGCGGCCGCGATGGTTAAGGCTGCGAAAATGTCTTTCATAGGTTCCCCAAAAAAAAGTGGTCAAAATCAAAAACGGCCACATAGAACCCGCGTGGGCTCGCGTGCACCTCATAAAGCCATGCGTCCGCATCCTGAGCGGCCAGGGTATCGGCCAGGGCCTGCGCGGCCCCCTTGGTGGTGTAGTACGTCATGCGGGCACCTCGTCAACGGTGTATTCGATCCATTCGAGCACGTCATAAAGACCGTCTTCTAGGTCTTCCATGGTGTAGTCTGTCCATTCGTTTGATCGGTCTCGATTGACCTCTTCCAACAACTCTAGGGCAGTCCAAAGCCAAACCTCTCCGGTGGCCTCGTCAGTTATTTTGTAGTTTTTCATATGGTGCAGCACCCGCAACATGGGGCATCGATGCAGCGCCCGCGTGGGTTTCGATAAAACGTGGTCGGGCCGGTTTCACCAATAAAGGTTATCTCGCCCGGCTCGCCCGTGATCCATGCGCGGCGCGTGGCCGTGCAATATTGGATTTCATCGCCGGGGTAGATCGGCGCGCCAGTGCGCGCGTCTTTGCCTTTGTACTTGGCACGCATGGTTTTAATGGTCATACACCACCCCATTAGGCATGATTTTGGTAAGGTTTGCGCCGGGCACGTGGCGCACGTTTGACCCATCTTCATTAGGCACCCACGTGCCCGCAAAATCAACGGCCACCACCGGCCCATCGATGGCCACCACGTGGCCGCGCGCATCGGCCGTGGGCTTATCGTGCCCCAAGCGCTTAACCACGTGGCGCGCGAATGCCACGCGATCGCCAATGTTAAATTTTAGTGTTTTCATAGAATACCCTTCGATTAGTTGATCGGCACAATGCGTGCCCCGATGCGGCCAGTGACGGCCGCATTAGGTCAAACGCTGGCCAGTCGCATATTGATCACCCGGTGGCGCGCGCCATGGGCCGGGAAACCTACAATCGCCGTGCGCTGGCGCTGGCAAAGCTGGCAGCTGGCGCAGCTAACGTCATCGCGCTGCGTGGCCGGGCAGATAACCACTGGGCGGCCCGCTGGCGTGGTGGTGTTGGCCGTGGTGGTCGATGGTAAAACCACCACCACCGGCCCGGCCGCATGATCGGCCAGCGCATCGGCATCGGCCAAATCGTTGGCGCTCAGATTGACAGTGAAACCCCATTGATTCGCATGGCGGATCCATGCAAGGGATTGTGCATCGCGATGGTGCGAATACGTAAAACCGCGTTTGCCAGCGTTTGCGGCCACCAGCTGGCCGAGCTTGACAGCGTCAATCGAACCGCTGGCCGTGGGCAGATCGCCCGCTTGATTGTGACGCCACAGCTGGCCATCGGGCAGCGCTGCGATGGTCTCGCAAAACTGGCCCCATGACGTGCCGCGCGTGCCGGCGCTGACTGCGGCCCAATGCAGCGCCAGCGGCCCGCTGGCCGCGTAGCATTCGGCGCGCATGGCGCAGTCTGGCGGGCAGCTGGCGCGCTCGGTGGTTGAAACCGGGATCGGCCCGGTTTTAGCGTTTGCGCTTTTAAGTGTGAGATGTACTTGCATGGGAGACCTTTCGATTATTTGAGTGTATGAGCGGCCAGCGCGCACGCTGGCCGGGTTTGCGTTTAGATGTATGCGCAGCGATTGCCCACAATAAACTCATTGTTTGAGACAACACCATAAGCCAGCGCGATGGCCATGATTTCATCCTGCTGGCTGGTTTTCATGGCGCTGCGATAAAGCGCGGACAACCCGCGCGCCATGTAATCGTTGCCAAGTGACGCGCCATTGACAATGATTTTGGCAATATCGCGCTGCTGGCTTTTGTTTAGTTTTGTGGGCAAATTAGACATGATGTACTTTCGATTAGTTGACTGTAGCCGTGCAAAATCGCGCGGTAGAGATAATGTAAGGTATTGCCTTGCACTTGTCAAGGATTATTTTATAGGGACAAACCCTAATGCGTTGTGGACAATGTGGGCTTGTGTGTGGGTACGCTGTGGACAATCGTGGACACGCGGCCAGCGCGTCATTTTGCCTATGAAAAACCTACTTTGTGGACAATGTGGGCAGTGTGTTTTGATGTCAGTTAATTTAAAAATGTATGTAATACTAAGTAACTATACAGTAGGTATCAATACCCACGAATGCTCACAACCCCCCATTTGGCGAGCGATTAAAAATGTGTGGGTACATTGCCCACATGACCCCCCACAAAAGTACTACACCACGCAAAATGCCCGCGCATGGTCATGGCCACATGGCCACATGGTCATGGCCAGCGAGCCACCGGGTCATGTGGACACTGCCCACATTGCCCCCCACTAAAGTAGTACACTGTAAGGATTGTAAGCATAGCCGCCGTGGCATTTTGCTGTTTGCTTGATGGCCCCCGGGTAGGGCCGAGCGCCGAAGGTCACGGCAGCGGAGGGGCCACGAACAAAATTTTTAAAAAACCTTGCCCACATTGCCCACATGACCCACAAATTTATTTTTGGTATATTCGGCACATGTTTGAAAGCCTACCTTTTGCACCGCGCAAAGTTGAAGCGACTGAGGCGCGCTTAACCCGCATCTACGAAGCTGCCAAGCTGGGGCTGAAAGGCGACTCATTGGCGTTGGCCTCTGGCATGTTGCCCGCCGAGTACCGGCAACTGGTGCAGCTTGACCCCATCGCGGAGATGGCAGCGCAAAAAGGCAAGGCAGACGCTGAGATGGAGATGTCCCAGTGCCTGCACAAGGCAGCGCGAGAGGGCGACTCCAAAGCCGCGCTGGCCATACTTCAGAACGTCCACGGCTGGGTGGCCAAGCAATCTATCACTATTGATGTCGATCAGCGCATCTCAGTCACCCAGGCGCTGCGCGACGCTGAGTCCAGGGTCATTGATGTCATCGCCCATGAGCCAAGTCCTAAATTGGATCTAACACATGCAGAGCACCAAGTACAGCGCTGAAGACGAACAAGAGCTGATGGCCCGGCTGTGGAGCCCGGCGATCAAGGACAACCCGTTAGCGTTTGTAATGTTTGCGTTTCCATGGGGCGTCAAGGGCACGCCACTAGAACACTTCACTGGCCCGCGTAAATGGCAGCGCGAGGTGCTGCTGGACATTGCCGAGCACATCAAACTGAACCAGGGCAAGGCTGACTTTGATGTCTTGCAAGAGGCCATCTCATCTGGCCGGGGTATTGGCAAGTCGGCGCTGGTGAGTTGGATCACGATCTGGATGCTGGCCACCAGGATTGGCTCGACAACCATCATATCGGCCAACTCTGAGTCTCAGCTACGGTCAATCACCTGGGCCGAGATCACCAAGTGGCTGGCCATGGCCATCAACTCACACTGGTTTGAAGTCTCAGCCACCAGAGTGATGCCGGCCAAGTGGCTGACTGAACTGGTCGAGCGGGATTTGAAGAAGGGCACCCGGTACTGGGGCGTGGAAGGGCGGCTGTGGTCAGCCGAAAACCCCGACGCTTACGCTGGCGTGCACAACTTTGACGGTGTGCTGGTGGTTTTTGATGAAGCGTCTGGTATCGACGACTCCATCTGGGCGGTGACCGGCGGCTTTTTCACAGAAAACACGCCAAATCGCTTTTGGTTGGCGTTTTCTAACCCACGGCGCAACACCGGGTACTTTTACGAGGCTTTTAACTCAAAAAGAGCGTTTTGGCGCACCAGAATCGTGGACGCCAGGACGGTCGAGGGCACCGACAAGGCGGTCTACAACCGAATCATTGACGAATATGGGCCTGACTCATCACAGGCGCACGTTGAGGTCTACGGCATGTTCCCAAGCGCGGGCGATGACCAGTTTATTTCGTCCAACGTGGTAGATGACGCCATGGCCCGGCCCAAATACAAGGATCAGTCGGCGCCAATAGTTATCGGCGTAGACCCGGCGCGGTTCGGAGCGGACGCAACTGTCATCGCGGTGCGCCAAGGGCGGGATATTGTCAAGATCATGCGCCACAGGGGCGACGACACCATGACGGTGGTGGGGTATGTGATCGAAGCGATTGAGGAATTCAAGCCGGCGCTGGTCGTGATTGACGAAGGCGGGCTAGGCGCGGGCATTGTGGACAGATTGAAAGAGCAGCGGTACAAGGTCAAGGGCATAAACTTTGGAAATAAAGCCAAAAACCCAATCATGTACGGTAATATGCGCGCGCAGATGTGGGGGGATATGCGAGAATGGCTGAAATCTGCTAGTATCCCTAACGACAGGTTCTTGAAGACGGATTTGATTTCGCCTATGATGAAGCCTGATTCACGGGGAACAATCTTCTTGGAAAGCAAAAAGGAAATGAAAGCTCGCGGTCTTGCCTCACCCGACGCTGCTGACGCTATCTGCGTCACGTTTGCCTTTCCAGTGGCACATCGTGAGTATGTTGAACCCAAGCGCACCGCCAGAAGCTACGGTAGCGCAGTGTCTACAGGATGGATGGGCGCATGAAGAAGGTTTCTCTCAGTGTAGGACGCGGCGAGAAGTTGCCGGTGTCCAAGGGCGCCGGTCTGACTGAGAAAGGCCGCGCTAAGTACAACGCCGCTACAGGTTCCAACCTCAAGGCGCCAGCACCCAGCCCCAAAACCAAAGCAGATGCTGGCCGCAAAGCCAGTTTCTGCGCCCGCATGGAAGGTGTCGTCAAGCATGCCAAAGGCGATGCTGAACGCGCCAAAGCGTCACTCAAACGATGGAAGTGTTAATATGGCCACCAAACCTGGGCTTTATGCCAACCTTCACGCAAAACAGGCACGCATCGCCGCTGGCAGTAAAGAGAAGATGAGAAAGCCGGGCTCGCCTGGTGCTCCAACTGCCAAAGACTTCAAAGACTCAGCCAAAACTGCAAAGAAGAAGTAACATGCCGCTTGTCAAATCTAAATCTTCCGAAGCATTTCGCAAGAACGTTAAGGCTGAAGTCAAGGCGGGCAAGCCCGTCAAGCAGGCCGTGGCAATCGCGTATGCAGTCAAACGTGCAGCACCGAAAGGAAAGAAATGAAGACCCTCGCACCTATCGCTAAACTCAACAGCCGCGAACCCAAAATGTCGGGCGGCGGTATGCCTGACCGCAACAAAGAAACCCATTCACCCACTGCCAACTGCAATGCCACGATTCCATCGGGCAACAATGTCAAGGCGACGGTGAACAAAGTCCTTAGCAAGATCAAATAATGGCAGACTTCACAGGCATTGCGGCTGCTGGCGCAGTGGCCGAAGGCGGTAAACCAAAAAACAGCGCGTCTGACATCTTGGCCACAGCCCGTGCCAGGTTGGACTTGGCGATGTCTGCGCTGTCGGAAAGCCGCGAAGATGAAAACGACGACCTGAAGTTCTACGCCGGCTCGCCCGACAATCACTGGCAGTGGCCCGCTGATGTGCTGGCCACCCGTGGCGCGGTGCAGGGGCAGACAATCAACGCCCGGCCTTGTCTGACAATCAACAAGCTGCCCCAGCATGTGCGCCAAGTCACCAACGACCAGCGCCAAAACCGGCCCGGCGCCAAGGTCATCCCGGTCGACGACAACGCCGACGTGGAAGTGGCCGACATTTTTAACGGCATGATTCGGCATATTGAGTACATCAGCGACGCCGATGTGGCCTACGACACTGCCTGCGAAAACCAAGTTTCTTACGGCGAAGGTTACATTCGCCTGCTGACCGAGTATTGCGAAGACAACACGTTTGACCAAGACATCAAGATTGGCCGTGTGCGCAACTCTTTTTCGGTCTACATGGATCCAACCATCCAAGACCCGACCGGCGCGGATGCCAAATGGTGCTTTGTCACTGAAGACATTACCAAGGCTGAATTTGAGCGGATGTACCCAGACGCTGCGCCCATCACCACCTTGCAATCGCTGGGTGTGGGCGATCAGTCGATCAGCAACTGGCTCAATGAAGACACGATCCGCATTGCGGATTACTACTACATCGACTTTGACCGCACGACGCTGAACCTGTACCCCGGCAACGCCACGGCGTTTGAGGGTACGCCAGAAGACAAGCAACTGCGGGCCATCTACGGCAAGTCCAAGAAGTCACGCGAGTCTGACCGTGCAAAGGTCAAATACTGCAAGATCAACGGGTACGAAATCCTTGAAGAGCGCGAGTGGGCGGGCAAGTACATCCCCGTGATCCGCATCGTGGGCAATGAATTTGAAGTTGACGGTCGCTTGTACGTGTCGGGCTTGGTGCGCAACGCCAAAGACGCCCAGCGCATGTACAACTACTGGGTGAGCCAAGAGGCCGAGATGTTGGCTTTGGCGCCCAAAGCCCCGTTCATTGGCTATGGTGGCCAGTTTGAGGGCTACGAGAACCAATGGAAGACCGCCAACACGCAGAACTGGCCGTATTTGGAGGTCAATCCAGACGTTACAGACGGCCAAGGTGGCATGTTGCCACTACCCCAGCGGGCACAGCCGCCAATGGCCTCCAGCGGCCTCCTGCAAGCCAAGGCGGGGGCGTCTGAAGACATTAAGAGCACCACAGGTCAATACAACGCATCTTTGGGCATGGGTTCCAACGAGCGTTCGGGCAAAGCCATTCTGGCCCGCCAACGCGAAGGCGATGTGGGCACGTATCACTACGGCGACAACTTGGCCCGTGGCGTGCGCCATGTGGCCCGCCAACTGGTGGACTTGATTCCCAAGATTTACGACACCCAGCGCATCGCTCGCATCATCGGTGAAGATGGTGAGACAAAGATGATCAAGATCAACCCTGAGCAGCCGCAGCCGGTCAACAAGATCGTGGATCAGCAGGGCATTGTGATCGAGAAAATCTACAACCCCGGCGTCGGCAAGTACGACGTGGTGGCAATCACTGGCCCAGGCTACGCGACCAAACGTCAAGAGGCATTAGAGGCAATGGCACAACTGTTGCAAGGAAACCCTCAACTGTGGGCTGTGGCCGGTGACCTGTTTGTCAAGAACATGGATTGGCCTGGTGCTCAAGAGATGTCCAAGCGTTTTGCCAAAACCATTGATCCCAAGTTCATGTCCGACGGCGAGGACAACCCAGCATTGCAGGCCGCACAGCAGCAGATGCAAGCCATGGGCGCTGAGATGGATCAAATGCACGAAATGCTCAAAAACGTAGGTAAATCTATTGAAGTGCAAGAGCAAGAGCGCAAAGACTTTGAGGCCCAGGTCAAGGCATACGAAGCTGAAACCAAGCGTTTGGCTCAAGTGCAGGCCAGCATGAGTCCTGAGCAAATTCAAGATATAGTCATGGGCACGGTGCACGGCATGATCACATCAGGAGACTTGGTGAGCGAAATGCCTGGCCGAGAGCAGACTGAAATGATGCCTGAAATGATGCCACAACAAGGGATGCCACAATGAAAGCGTGTGATTTTGTCGGACTGTTGTTTTTAGCCCGAGATGTGACCCATTCGGTGCATTTGAACACCCGCAGCTTTAGCAAGCACGAAGCGCTTAACATTTTCTACAACCGAATCATTGGCGCGGCTGATGACTTTGCGGAAGCCTACCAAGGCCGGCATGGCTTGATGGGGCCAATTACTTTGCATTCGGCCAAGAAGACCAGCAACGTGATTGAGTTTTTGGAAGACTCGCTAAAAGAAATTGAAAACTGCCGGTATGAAGTGGCTGACAAGTCCGACTCATCTTTGCAGCAACTCATTGACAACATCATTGAGATTTATCTCAGAACTTTGTACAAACTCCGCTTTTTGGCATAAGGAAACACCATGGCTCTCTACAAACAAGGCAGTGCAGACGCGCAAATCAAAATCGGTGGCGGCAAGTTGTACGGTATCTACATTTCCAGTACATCAAGCGGCACGTTTGCCCTGTACGACAGTGCAACGGCCAGCACTGGCGACCCCAAGATTGTTGCCACAGTGACTCCAACTGCGGGCACTCAGCATGTCAGCTTCCCCGCTGGTTTGTGGTTTAGCAAGGGTCTGTACATTGACATTGCCAACACCATTGAATACACCGTCGCATACGAGTAAATTATGGCCAACGTAAAAATCTCCAACCTAACGGCAGCAACTACGCCTCTTGCAGGCACTGAGGTTTTGCCGGTTGTCCAAAGCGGCACGACTGTCAAGGCCAGCATTGCCAACGTGCAAACGGCCACCTACTCTGGTGGCACAGCCAATGGTGTTGCCTATCTCAATGGCTCAAAGGTGCTGACCACGGGTAGTGCGCTGACTTTTGATGGAACTAACTTAACGGCAACCAACGGCGCGACCATCCAAGGACTCACCGTAGGCCGTGGCGGTGCTGGTGGTGCGGCAAATACAGCTTATGGAGCTAGTGCTATACCTATTGCACCAAACTCTGGCGTTGTTGCTATCGGAAGTAATGCGGGTAAATTATTTAATACAGCCAGCGATACGGGGCAATCTACTTTTGTTGGATATTTTGCTGGCGCACAAGTAAGCACAGGAACAGATAGCACTTTTGTAGGTGGTTCTGCGGGAACAAACACGACAACTGGCGCAAAAAATACAGCGGTCGGAAGCCAAGCACTTCAATTAACCACCACAGCCTCATACAACACTGCTGTAGGTTATCAAGCGGGGTATACAAATGTAACGGGAATTGCCAATACATTTACAGGATACCAAGCTGGATACACCTCTAATGCTTCTTCGGTTAATGGATATAACACAGCAACGGGCTATCAAGCAGGAAAAGGTTTAACGACTGGAAACAACAATTCATTTTTTGGTTTGTTCTCTGGTGAGTTAATTACAACTGGCGGTAAAAACTCAATTCTTGGCGCTTATAACGGCAACAATGGCGGCTTAGACATTCGCACAGCAAGCAACTACATCGTGCTGTCTGATGGGGATGGGGAACCACGATTGTGGTTTACTAACGCAGGTGCTTTACTTTCACCAACTGTTTACAGTCTCACAACAGGCAGTGCCGCAAATGTTTTTGTTGGAAGCAACGGACATATCCACAGGTCAACTTCATCTTTAAAATACAAGCGTGATGTACAAGATGCAACACATGGTCTAGCGGTAGTATTGACACTCCGACCTGTAACCTACAAAGGTAAAGCCGCAAGCGATGGTGAAACAGTATTTGGTGGTTTGATTGCTGAAGAAGTACACGCCGCTGGATTGACTGAGTTTGTACAGTATGCAGATGATGGCTCACCAGATGCCTTGGCTTACGGCAACATGGTTTCTTTGTGCATCAAAGCCATCCAAGAACAACAAGCCATAATCACATTACAAGCCGCAGACATTGAAGCATTGAAAGCAAAGGTCGGTTTATGAATGAAGTTTGGATTGACTGCGTAGGTTTTGAAGGTTTTTACCAAGTGAGCAACTTTGGAAATGTTCGCTCTGTTGAAAGAATGGTAATGAACAGAATGGGCAATGGCTTGCGTAAATCGCCATCAAAACTTTTGAAACAGGGTCTTTC